GGGCGAGTGCATTGTAGTAAGCAGCAAGCTCAGGGCTTGTAGCCATTAAGTTGCCGCCTTGAGCAATTGCTGCTCCTCCACGCCCTTGTTGAAATAACTTGTTTTGCAGTTGGGCAAGTTGCTGCTCTTGTCCAGGAGCAAGTAGTGCCTGCTGTTTAGCAATGTAGTCTGCTGCCTGTTGCTCAGGAGTCTGTTGTAGATAACCTTGTCCAAGATTGAATAGACTCTGTGCGCCAGTAGTCAGCGGAGCATACGCAGCAGCAGCGCCTTCAGCACCAGTAAGGCCCTGTGCAGCCAATGCGCTCAATCGATTTTGATAGGCTTGGATTTCAGGGCTTGCTGTATAGCCAGCACCAATCACATTGCCTTGTGCATCAGTTTGGAAGTTAGATGCACCAAAGCGAGTGGTAACGCCAACAGGACGGAACTTAGCCGCATCTGCCGCAATGCGGGCAGCTTCGACTTGTGCAGCAGCTTGTATCTGTGCGGCTTCTCTTGCTTTCTCTGCCGTGTTAGCAGCGCCAAGACCTTGCAAACCACCTGTTATTAGGGATGGAAGAAAGGAAGATACAGTCGAGGCGCTTGGGAGTAGATTAGATGCAACATTTCCAATAGTGGAAAGAAGGCCGCCACCAGCTTCAGCAGCGCCTACATATCCTGGCATAGAAGCAGCAGCACTACCAGCAGGGGCAAATGGCGAGCCACCTAATCCTTCAAGAGCAGAGCCAATACCTGTAGCTCCAACACCAGCAGCGCTGACATACCCTGGTATTTGACCAGCAGCACTAGCAGCAGGAGCGAATGGAGAACCACCCAAACCAGCCAAAGTAGAGCCAATACCGCCACCAGCAGCGCTTAAATATCCTGCGCTAGAACCCGCTGCACTAGCGGCAGGAGCAAATGGCGAACCAAGCAATCCAGCTGTAGTTCCAGCTGTAGCTACAGGTGCCGCTCCAGCGCCAGTTGCTGGCAATGCATTAATTCCAAGGTCAACCCCAGGAACTCCAAGCGCCCCATATGCAGCCGTACCAAGGGCGGCTAACATTATTGCTTTCTGGAAATCTGGCTGTGCTACTGTTTGGTTAAAGCCTGTCAAAAGACCACCCAAAGCGCCACCTATAACTGAGCCTGCCCTTGGCCCTTGTTGCGTTACATTTCCTTCAGGGTCATACATTGTAACTAAGTTTGTTGCGGGGTCGTAACTGCTATAGGCTGCACTTCTATCCGCAAATGACCTTTTTTCTCTTGGGTCAGATGAGTATTCATAGTTTCCAGTTGATTCAACTTCTCCACTGGCAATTTTTTTCTCAAAGTCAATTTGCTTTTGACTTTTTTGATAAACAGGGTCATCTACAAACGTAACAGTCTGCTGGTCTCTACTGTTAGTTGTTACAACAGGAACCATCCCAACTCTACCAATCAATGTCCGAGTGTTATTTTTTCCCGTTAGTCCGTAAATTGGTTCGCCATACCGCGTAGGCAACGGCTCGGGCGTATCTGTCTCGCCTATCAACACAGGCCTGAAATTGCCAGGAATATACTGTTGTGTGTATGCCATTTTTAATCCTTACATTGTTCCGGCAGCAATCACATTGCCAATGACAGTGAAATTTCCACTTGCATCTAGCTTTGCCACACTGGTTCCACTAGATTTGAAGTACAAAACTCCAGCAGTTTCTTCCAGCGTAAAGTTTGTCAACGTGCCATTTGCTTTACTTGCGATGGCAGTTGCAATGTTGTTGAACTCAGTATCAATCTCTGTGCCTTTTACAACCTTGCTGGCATTACCAGGAGCAAGTGCGTCTTTGGCTGCAAAATTAGTTGCTTTAGTGTAGTTGCTCATACAAGTTTTCCTCGTTTCGCCTGAATTTCAATTTTTTGGATACTTACGGCATATCCATTAATAGCTGTTTCATATCCTGTTTGCACTGCTTTTCCAGCACCTGTTGCTTGACTTACAAGAACTTGCAACTGGATTCCGCTTGAGTAATAGGCTACAGGAGAACCATTGTCTCCATATTCAGCAACGCCGTATTGTGCAACTGAAGTAGTTGGAATAGATACGTTTTCTGAGAAATATTGCCCAGCAAAGTCGAATCCCCACTTAATTGTAAATCCTTGATTAGAGCCGCCAATGACGGTTACAAGTATTTTCTTTAAGATAGAAGTGATGCCAATGTCACCAAAGTCAGCATAGTTGGTAAAGTATTGCAGCCTATAAGTTGATGTATTATCAAGATAGGTATCGTACTTTCCAATGTAACCAGATTTTCCAATGAGCAAGTCACCATTGCGTCTGGACAAGAAGCAAGTAGGCTCAATGGAGTCCCATGTAGTTACACGGGCAGCGCCATCTTGCAGTTGTGTCTTGGTATCAAAAACATAGACCTGTTTTGTAACAGGAAGGCTTAACAGGTAGAAAGCATTGATTTCAGAGTAAACAGCCTTGCAGTTAGCAAGCGTTTCAGATGAAAGAGCAAGCATTAGGTCATTGCGGACATTCTTAGACAGGTCACGCAAAGGCGCAGATTTCTCCTGGATGGTACGCAATAGCGAACGTACTCCACTGTTTGACAGAAAAACGATGTCACTACCTGTGGTGTGAATAGTGTCACGCCCAAGGCATCCAACGCTAGAAATAGAGTCACTCAACTGCATGGTTGCAGGCGTAGTGGCATTGGCATAGACAAGGATTTGACGCTGGCCAAAAATAAACAAGAACCCATTATGTGAAGCAAGACCAACAATCTGGTCTGCTCCATTGGGCCAAACACGGCTTACATCCAATGTTCCTGAAGTTCCACCACTCCATATATGACCAGTTAATAGGTCAGAAAAAGTGATGGTTGTGTTGTCAGTTGTAGTGCTTGCTACCCAAAGGCGACCAAAAGCAGAGATGCCAATGTTTGCCAATGGAACAGTGCCTGTATAGCCAGTTTTCTCGCTTATCCTGCGGAATGTCGTAGTGCTAACGGCAGGGTCATAAATGAGAGGGTCATAGCCTGTTTGGAAGAAGAAAGCAATGCCGTTAAGAGAGCATATCTGCCAATCATTTGCCGTGATTGTGGGCGCAGTACCTCCCCCACCATAGGTCAATTCTGTTACCGCATTTGAAGCACCCAACTTAAACAGTTTGTTGTTACCCGCAAAAAGAACAGTCAAAGTGCCATCGGCTTGCACTAATTCATGGATAACGCCAACATTGTTTGCCCCTAAAGCGCCGCTAGATGGGTTTACCCTAGAGTAACCTTTGCGAGAACCAATGCGCCCGTACTGGTCGATGATGGCATTTGTGGCAATAGACGCAAAACCTGAAGCCAAGTCCAACTGTGAATCTTGGGTGTTTAACCCATAGAAACCAGGCGCTGATACGCTGTAGGACTGTAGTGCTTGGCTCATGTCGCGATAAATTCGTTAAAGTCAGGGAAGCGAGTGCCTTCAAGCGCAATGTAGTCAGAAAGCATGGACTTGTATAACAGGAATGCTTCGGAAGAATTCATGGAACCATCTTCACCACGCTCAACCAATGCGCGTGAATATGCGTTCTGCGCCACCAATACGTCAGGAACGAGGCATATGGTGCTATCAGAGGACAAGGTAGCCTGTGGCACTGCCAACGAGAAAAGAAGGCTGTAAACGCCATCTGGACGAGGATACAGCGTTACCTTTGCATCGTAGTTTGTATCTACGCCATCAAAGATGTATTGGCTTGGAATGGTTGACGCTGGAACAACTGCATAGTTTTGATAGCGATTCATCTGCGTAAAGCTGATGTTTTCCAATGGAATGTTAGCCGTAGAGTTAATGGCATCCATGACCTGAAACTTCTGCCCTGCACCAGTTAGCGAATACTTGTACACACTGGCAGAGGTAGTGACAGTAATGTCTGTACCAAGTATGTTCCAAGGAAATGCGTCTTCTACTTGGCGTTTTGCATCGTTTACAAATTTGCCAATCAGAGTGGAATAGGTTGTAGCGCTTACAGTTGCAACTTGTTGCTCGCGCAATCGGGCAAGAACATCATTGACAAGTTCTAGGTAAGTCATGTGCGTGTTAATCCTTCTTCTTCAATGGTAACTACAACTGAAAAAGTGGATGCACTTTCAGATGTTGCTTTTAGTATGTCACCTTCCTCCATCACAAAGTACGATGTCCCACCCCAATCTTGAGTTGTTTTTGTAGTTAAAGCAGTTTCAAATACAAGCGAATATGTGGTAGATGCAGAAGTGTCAACCCAATCAAAAGAAATATGCTTTTGAGAGCCTTTATTGACTGCGCGTAGCAATACTACCCTTGCATAGTACCCTTTTGGCACTGTATATAGGGTTGTTAGCGTATTTGCTGTGAGATTTGCGCCAACTGACAATGCCCTCATTTTTTAACCTTATTCCTGCTAGTAATTGCCTTGGCCTTAGCCTTAGCATCTTCCTTGGAGGACGCGCCCCATGCTTGGAGCGAGAGCAATAGACGAGTTGGTTTTCCATCCTTTTGCTCCGGCCCTGGCATATTGCCCATCCGCGCTAAAAAGGAGGCCCGTCGAGGGTTGTCACCTGACTTTACTGGTGCTTTCAAGTTGCCGCCAGTCTCGGCATTATAAGATGCTCTGCCCTTGGCATTCAAGCCGCCTTTTGGATTTTGACCAGCTTTTGTTTGCCAAGTTGGAGATTTCATCTATTTCACCTTTTTTTCCTTCTTTGCAGTCTTTGCTGCCTGCTTGAAATCAGCAGCAGTAGGTGCGGCCTTAGACCCAACCTTGTTCATTTTTTCACCAGAGCCAGCCTTAATCCTAGCTTGTTTGGCATGAATATTAGCGTAAAGACCTTGTTTCATTTCATCTTCTTCATCGGTTTAGATTTTCCAGCTTCAGACAATGCAATAGCAATGGCCTGCTTCTGAGACTTCACCAGTGGGCCTTTTTTAGAGCCAGAGTGAAGCTCTCCTTTGCCGTACTCTTTCATTACCTTGCTGACCTTTTTTTGGGCCATTGTGGGCTTTTTCATGGCTAGTCCTTAGTACAGAATCTTGGCGGTAATCGTGCCTGTTACATAAACAGTACAATTTGCGCGCAAATAAGTTGGGGCATTTTGCACAGTAATGATGCCATTAGCAGTCAATGCTGTCCCAATAGTTGCCCAATTTGTACCATCAAGACTGCCTTGCAATGCAACAGTAGCTGATGTAATGCCTGAAACTTGCAAGAATGCAGGATTGCCAGCGTCAACTTGAACTGCTGGAGATGCGCCAGTAGCGCCAACTGCGCTTAATAGAGTGATAGGTGCTG